GGACCGAATAGACGGCACAGCGGCCCTAATTACGGCCCTGGCAGGCTACGTGCATAATGCTTCGACTGGTATGTCAACTTATGAGGATATGGATATAATTTTTGTGTAACTTTGTGTTATGGCATGGTATGACCGTATTAAGCGGAGCGTCAGCGGAGTAATTAGCCCGAAGCCCTGGCTTATTAGTTTGTTTGGCGGCAACGCGACCCTATCGGGGGAAAATGTTAGCGCAGTCAACGCGCCAAAAGTTTCGGCAGTTTACGCGTGCGTGAACCTAATTAGCGGCACGATTGCCAGCTTACCGTTTCACCTTTACCGCGAAACCGAGCAGGGGCTTATTTACCAGCCCGGCCTAATTAATGACCTGGTAAGCCGTCGCCCGAATATCGCCTACAATAGCTACGACTTTCGCAAGGCAATGCTTACCCAGCTGCTGCTTCGCGGTAACGCATACGTACTGCCGGTACGTAGTGGCAGCAGCCTTGCAGGTCTAGAACTAATTGACACGGAACTAGTTACCGTAGACACCACAAGCGGCGAACTTATTTACCAGCTGCACCTTCGCAACGGTATTAATCTGCGACTGAACCCGGACCAGCTTATACACCTTAAATACTGGACTTTTGACGGTATTAACGGAGTTAGCCCTATCGTATACGCGAAGGAAATTATCGGTAGTTCAATGGCCGCAACTGCCCACATGGGTGGCTTTTACGGTAATGGCGGTATGCCTAAAGGTATACTCCAGCTCCAGGGCACCATTCGCGACGCGGACCGCGTTAAGGCTATTGGCCGCCAGTTTGACGAGCTGAATAAAGAATATAAGGGGCGGACGGCTGTACTTACCGAGGGTGCAGAGTATAAACCCGTAGCTGCGAACTTTCAGGAGTCGCAACTAATTGAGTCGTTGCGTTTTAGTGTTGAGGAAATTTGCCGACTGTTTTCCGTTCCGCCCCACAAAATTGGCCACATGGAAGGCGCAGGCTACGCTAACAGCATTGAAGCGCAAAACGCGCAGTTCGTTAGCGACTGCATCCGCCCGCTGGTCGAAGTAATCGAAATGGAGTTTTCAAATAAGCTCCTTGCCGGGAACCGTAAGTTCCAAATTGACCTAAAAGCGCTTATGCGCGGCGACATCCAAACCGAGGTAGCCCGTAACGTCAGTTACTGGAATATCGGAGTTATGAGCGCTAACGAAATTCGCCGTATTGAAGGGCTAGCACCTATCGAAGGCGGCGACGAGTATAACAAGCCTATGCACATGGGCGCAGCAAATGAGCAAAATGGAGAAGGAAATACGGACCCGTCCGATTCCAGCGACGGAGAGTAATACCGTAGAGGGTTACGCTCTTAACTGGAACGAGTACGACATGGGCGCTTTTGTAGAGCGCATTGAACCTAACGCCCTAGGCGACCTGCGCAGTTACGACGTTCACGCGTTGTATAACCACGATTACGACCGCGTCCTAGCGCGTTCAAAGTACGGCGAAGGTACCCTTTCACTTGAGCAGGACGAAGAGGGCCTAAAGTTCCGTTTTGAGCTGCCCGATACGCCAACCGGTAACGAAGTACGCACCCTAGTCGGCCGCGGCGACGTAGACCAGGCTAGCTGGGCTTTCACCGTTAAAAAAGAGCGCTGGGAAAACGTCCGAAGCGAAAAGCCCGTTCGTATCATTGAAGCCATTGGCGAAATGTACGACATATCACTAACGCCACGCGGTGCAAACCCTACGACGTCCGTAGCTTTACGTTCGTTGGAGGCTGCACAAGCGGCAGAACCCGAAACAATTAACCAAAACCCCGAACCCGTGGAAAATCACGAACACGAGGCCGAAACGCGCGCTAACGTAATGGTAGACGCTTCAGCCGTTCAAGGCCAGCTTTCTAAATCAGAAGAGCGCAACCTTGCCAAATTCAACCTTATCAAGGCTATCAACGAAGCCCGCAGCGGTAAACTTACTGGCATTGAAGCCGAAGTTAACCAGGAAGGTATGTCAGAAAAGCGCCGCCTTGGCGTTGACGTACGCGACATGCACGCCGTTAACCTGCCCGAAATGTTTACCAAGCGTACCCAGTCAGTTACTGGCGGTACTGGTGGTAACCTTGGTGGCGACTTGGTATTCACCGAGCCAGGCCGTTACATTGACTTTTTGTACCCTAACACGCCTCTTTTGCAGCAAGTTAGCGTAGCTGAAAACCTTGTAGGTAACGTAGAGTTTCCAAAGCAAACCGCTAGCTACTCTCTCAACTGGCAGACTGAAACCGGTACCGACACTGCTCAAGATATCACCTTCGATAAGGTAACCATGAGCCCAAAGCGTGCCGTTATCACTGCTTCAATGTCAAACCAGCTGCTTCGTCAAGAATACAGCCGCGGTATTGAACAGCGCATTATTAACCAGCTGAATCTTTCGTTTAACAAAGGATTGGAAAACGTAATTCTTAACGGAACGGGTTCTTCTAACCAGCCTAGCGGTATCTACACCGAGCTTGCAGCCCAGGCTTTGACTATCGGAGCTATCGACTACGCCGACCTTATCGCGTTCGAAAGCGCTTTGGCTAACGCTGACGCTTTGCAGGGTAACCTTGCATACGTTATGCACCCAGCCGTTTTGGCCAAGCTGAAGCAGACCAAACTAGACGCAGGTAGCGGACGCTTCCTCGTTGAAGGTACGCTTTCTCCAGTTATGACCGCCAACGGTTACGCTGCTCTTTCTACGACGCTTTCACCAGTGTACACTACCCCGAACCCCGATACTTACGGTATGATTTTCGGTAACTGGTCTGACGTACAAGTAGGATTTTGGGGCGGAGCCACTTTGATGGTCGACCCTTACACCAATATGAAGTCGTCAATCGTTGAGGTTTACCTTGAGCGCTTCATGGACGTTGCCGTTCTGCGTAACGCTTCGTTTGCTTTGGCAACTGACATTACTATCTAAACAATGGTAACGGTTAGCAGTTATACCCCGATTTCGGTAAACCTTACCGAATTGAAGAGCTTTTGCCGCGTAGACGGTAGCGCAGACGATGCGCTACTGACTATGCTTTTCAGCGCAGCGGTAGAAGAGTTTAACAGCTACACCGGCTACCGTTTAGGTGCTACAACTGTAACAGTGGACACAGAGGGTGCAGCGTCATACGCGCTGCCCCTCGGTCCCGTTACGGCTATCACAAGCGTTACCGCTTACGACGAGGAAGGCACTAGCACAGTGCTGGCCCTTTACGACGACTACGATTTCATCAATACGGTTATTAGCCTGGACGAAACGCCAGCCCGTATGGTAATCATTTACACATGCGGCGACACTAACCCGCCAGCAGACGTCAAACACGCGTTGTACCAGCGCGTTAAATTCGGGTACGATTACGGCGACGACTTGCCGTACAATACAAATCGTTTCTTTGACCGCCTAGCGTTCCGCTACCGCCAAAACTTTTCGTAATGCTTGACCTGCGCGTAGAGCTGTTCCAACCGACATCGGTACCAAACAACAGCGGCCAGGTGATTAAAACCTGGGCGAGTGCGGGTACGTACTACGCGGAGCGTATCATTTTGCCCCAGGCAGGCAGCGAATCAATGCCATACGACCAAATGGTAAGCGCCGGCGTAGTTACGTGGCGTTTACGATTTCCCAACAGCGTAGCGGCCAAATGGAAGCTAACCTATAACGGCGAGGATTACGATATAACCAGCGTGCTGCCCGAAGGGCGCCGCCGTTTTATTATCGTCAAAACGCGCCTGCGCGACAATGGCACGCGGTAAAACAATATACCTGCGAAGCGAAAGCGGCAGGGTAGAAGATTTCGACCAATTTCGGAAGCGCTTACAAAAGCTGGGCACGTCCGAAACTTTGCGTTTTAGAGAGATTCGAGCCATACTAAAACAGGAAGCACAGCCCCTAGTCGAGAAAGCCCGTCAGGAGGCCTATAATGACGTCCAGGCAAAGGGTAGGTACAAGGTCCGCAGCGGCGAAACCGCCAAACGCAGCGACAAAGGCTCTTTTATGAACCTTTACCAAAGTATCGGAGCGTTTGCAAACAAAGGAACGGTAAAGGCTTACGTAGTAGTCGGTCTACGCTCAAAGCGCAAAAGAGGGGCATATTACGCACCCTGGCAGCTTATGGGCCGTAAGGATAACCATTTCCCAGCTAAACGATTTATAGACAAAGCGGTAGACGGTAGCGGCATACCCGAAAAGGCAGCGCAAAAAATTACTAACTTTGTACAGAAGCGTATTAAAGACCACCTGCGTTGAACTATTTACAATACATCCACGAAGCGGTCCAGGCGTCGACAAGTACGCCGGTTTACGCTTATGCAGCCCCCCAGGGCGTAGCCGTGGATTTTATCGTATTGCAGGTCAACGGGTTAGAAGTTAGCGAAACCAAAGACCAGTACAAGGCCGAGCGCGTAGCCGCTACCCTTTTTATGCACTACGCTGACGCGGACACCGCCCAGGCGCAACTTTCGCAGATTCGCCACAACTTGCAGCACTACCCGCGCGTAATTCCTATGTACGTGGATTACGTCAACAGCGACAGCGGGAGCATTGAAGGCGAGGACTGCGCGGCAGAAACTTTAGGCGTTGCAGCCGAAACCACCTTTACCCTGGCTTACATGCAAGGGCTACAAATGTTCTACAATGAAGACGACGAAGCGGTAATACTTGCCGCAGATTTCACTTTTTTAATCAATTACTAAAATGGCCACAATTAGCGGCGGCGAAGTCCGCCTATTTCTTTCAGCCGACGGCGGTACTACTTACAAGGCTTTTGCCGAGGAAACAGAGTGCAGCTACGAAATGAACGCGGAAACCCGCGAAACCACGTCAAAGGACGTAGCGGTATTCCGTACCTACGTTACCAGCGCTAAAACCTGGAGCGTAAGCGGTACAACTATGCTCGGCGACGACGACGCTAGCAAGTGGAACCCCGACGAGCTGTACTCAAAGGTTGGCGACATCGTGAAGCTTCGCATCACGCAGGTAGCTGCCGGAACTGTTACGCCCGTAACTGGCGAAACCAAAATCGAAGGCGACGCTATTCTCACGCAGCTTTCGGTATCGGCACCGGACAAAGACAACGGATCGGTCAGCTTCACGCTGAACGGAACCGGAACATTCACGGTAGGAACAAACTAAAAAATAAATAGCGATGGAAGGGAAAAAGTTTACGCTGGGGGCAGCGCTTTTATTTGAAGAGGTTACGGGAAAAACCGTTACCGACATGGGAAATCTAGGCCTAGCAGACATGCTAGCCATGCTTTACTCTCAAGAATTTTGGAACGTCAGCGACCGCCCAAGCTTCGACGAGTTCAAAGCCATGGCAGGGGCCTGGGATATTTCCGAACTTACCCAGCGGCTTAACGGCCCTTTTTCCCAGCCGGCGGCCCAGTAGACGTACTGGGTCAGCTGGTGGGACGTTTGGGCCTTGCGCCCAGCGAAGCAAAGACGTTAACCAAAAACCAGCTCGAAGCCGTAATAAAACACGGCGTAGAGCGAGAAAAAGACGAGTGGCGCCGGTCCCGTTGGCTAGCCGCGGTAATCGTCAACATAAGCGGGAAAAGCACAAAGAAAGTGGTTACGGAAACGGACCTACTTAAATTTGAAGACGAGAACAAAGAAAGCAGCCTACGGGCATTATTAAGAAGCTATGGCGAACGACGTAACCAGTAAGGTACTGCTTGGACTAGATGCCAACGAGTTTCGCCGTGGCATACAGCAAGTAGACGCCAAGCTTAAAGAAACCAGTAAGCTTTTTGATAATTTAGGCGCAGCCGTAGGCGCGGCTTTTATCGGTAGCCAAATACAAGCGTTTATAGTAGACGCGGTAAGGTTGGGCGACCAGCTCACCAAAGTAAGCCAGGGCTTTGCACGCTTTGGCGGTGAAGCAAACCTAGAGCAGCTTCGCCAGTCCACGCGCGGACTTGTCAGCGACCTGGAGCTTATGAAGACCGCCACCAAAGCCGGCACGTTCGGTATTGGTATTGGCGAAATGGGGCAGCTGCTCAACTTTGCCACGCGTCGCGCACAAGAAACCGGTCAAGAGGTTGACTACCTAGTAGACAGTATAGTAACGGGTATTGGCCGCAAGTCGCCGCTTATTCTTGACAACCTTGGAATTAGTGCCACAGCCCTACGCGAAAAGCTTAACGGCGTAAGCGTTGAAGCCGCAAGTATTGGCGAGGTAAGCCGCGCCGTGGGTCAAATTGCAAGCGAACAGCTGCGACTTATGGGCGAGTCAGCGGACACCGCCGCCGACAAGCTCCAGCGCGTAAACACGATATGGGCAAACTTTAAGGCAGAAACCGGTCAATGGGTTTCACGCACCGGCCTTGCTATTGCCGAAATCTTTGGACAGCTCCTAACTGGGCAAAGCCTTATAGGTGCGCTTACACCTAGCACAAGCGTAGGGGCTAGTG